CAGGTGCTTCAGAAGAAACCCAAGAAGCTCTGGAAGTGATAGCAGATTTCATTGAGGACGATACAAAGACAGAAGAAGAAACAGGAGATACAATGGAACGCTGTGCAGATGTAGTTTACGATTTCAGACGTACTGCGTTAAAAGTAGAAAAATATCTCAATGGCAACCGTCCTTATTAAGTAACTGGTGATGGGTTCCTTGCCCTACCCTACGGGGCAAGGAATTAAACCACGAGCTGAGTCCAAAGTCTCAGCTTTACTTAAACCATAG